TGAGCCATATTTGTCGATTAAGTGGCGATATAACTCGGGGTAACGTTGTTCGGTTACTTGGGTCATTATCTCGTCAAAGGCAATCCACCCAGAAGGGATATTATCCACGGCAAAATAAGCCGTCATGCCCACATCGCTACGAGTTAAATCAGGAAGTTGGTTGCTGTCGCCCAAAGTGCGGTATAAATCAGGGAAGGTTTGTTGGTTAAATGTCGTACCATTGGCTTTTAAAAAACCAACGGGATTGGTTACCGCACGAGGAAATGACACCACCGCACCAATAGGCACGCCGTCGCCGCCTGTCTCTTTCCATTCTGACCAATTTGAGCCATTAAAAAAGCGTGTTTTGATTTTGTTATCATTTGCTTTACGTGCAATTTGACGCACCGCATTTGTTGCCCCACCGCTCACTACTTCAATATGCCATGCCCCATTTTCGGGTAGATTTTGACCGCTTGCTAAGTAATAATTGCCATCGGTTTTATAGCCATTGGCATCGCCCTGCCCTTGTTCTACTTTAAAATTCCCAATACCATAGCCTGCAAGTGTATTAGGCTTGCCTTCAATATCCGTATTAAATTGGGGTTTTGCCCCAGCGTGGTAGATTTTTTGATTGTTATATGACAATTCCCCATTTGCCCGAATACGAATGGTGCCGATAGCTCGGTTACTTTTTTTATACTCTATCCAGCCGTCGCCATCATTCGCCCCCATATTTAAGAGGTGATTAGCATTTGCATAAGTTTGCGAATCAGCCACCCCAATGCCACGAAACCCAATGATTTTAGATTCAAAACTTTTGGTACCTTGAATCGATTCATTGCCCCTTAATCCCACTTTGCCCTCTGCGGTAGTTTTGGCTTCTACTGCTTTGTCATAGGCGGTTTTGGCTGCTTTACTTGTAGCAACATTATCTTCGCTTTCGCTATTTACTGCAGAGGATTTTTTGCTGTTTTGGATGTAATTTTGCGAGACATTTAACTGTAATTGTGTTGTTTGTTGAGCGAGTTTTTTCCCTGCTTTTGCGGTGAGTGCAAGAGATTCACTTTCAAGCCCTGTGTCGTTGGTGAGTTGGACTATACCTTGTTGTGTGGTGCTTGCCTTGGCTATTTCGTGGCTGTGTCCGCTTTCATTAAATCCATTTTGCGTTGTGGCAGTAATGGTTTTGGGTGTCATTTGTTGTCGGGTGACAAAAATTACACTGTTATCGATGGATAATGTCACCGCACTAGAGGATTCTACTTTTAAGATCATCCGCAATACTTGGACTTTACCACTTCCGCTACTTTCTGTCGGTTTAAAACTTTCAGGACAGTTTGCGTAGGCAATGAGTTTGTTTTGTGCGTCAAATACGCCCATTTCTCTTATGTAAAAACCGCCGACATTTTCAGGGATGGTTAATTCAACGATCACCTGTTTATTATTGCGAGGATCGAGAGAGACGGCACTGACTGGTGCAATGTGCGTTTGATGTACGAGCGCTGTTGCGTTCGCCGTTGGGGTGACCGCTTTCCCATTGCCATCACCCACTGCAAATTGGGTGAGCTGTAACGGTTGCCCTTGGCTTAATGCGTGAGCGATAGCTCGTGTTCCGTAGTCGGTTAATATTGCAAAATATTGTGATGCCATAAATGTTCCTATTGTGGATATACCGTGATGATTTCACCGCATTGTTGACCAATAAAGGTTCTGAGCGTCCCTGTTGGTGAGATTGCGATAGCGAGCTGATTGAGATGTCTTGAGACTGGTTTTACATCGTTAATAAGTCGCACTAGTTCGTTATAGGTTTGTTCATTCAAGCCATTTTCAGATACTTCCACTGTTAAGCTAAATGTTCCTGGTGTGCCTTGCGGATTCGTTTGAAACCATTCTTTGAGATCAATGAGATAGCCTATTGGCTCAACCACACGTTTTACTGCGCCAATCGTGCCTTTGTGTTTGTGCACAAAATAAGACTGTTTAATCGCAATGCGTTTAACTTCTTCCGTCCAGTTTTCATCCCATTTATCCACTGAAAACGCCCAAGCTAAATAAGGCAGTAATTCAGTGGAACAGCGTTCAGGGTTGATTAAATCTGCAATAACAATGGGATTTTCTACCGCACTTTTTAGAATTTCAGCAGCACGTTTTTCTAATGGAGTTGAGCCTATCGGCAGTAAATGATTAGTAATCCTCACTTGTCACGATCTCCAAATTAATTGCCGTACAGTAGGCTGATTTTGAGCTTGGTAACACAATGTCGGCGGTAGGCGAGATAAGCTCTACCCGTTGTACACCTTCCAAGTGTAATGCGGCATAAATACCCGATAGGCTAATATCTCGCCCTAAACGGTGTTTTTCTTCGGTGTAAGCGGTCAATTTTTTTAATGCTGCCGCTTTGATTGGCTCGTATTCTGGGCCACGATAAAGATGTAATTTGGCGCGGATTTCGTAGGATTGGATCACCGCACTTTGGACAATAACGCGGTCGCCAATAGGGCGGATGTCATCATCATTAAGTTTGGCTCTAACTACATTTAAAAGGTTTTCGTTTGCTTCACCTTGTCCATTACGGCTTAAAATCGTGACGGTGACATTGGCTGGCTGTGGTGATACCACCGATACATCTGCAACATCAGGGTGTGCAGAGAGTGCGTGGAAGATATAAGCAGAGCGAGGACCCGTCACAGAAAGCCCCTCAAAGGCTAATTGCGTGCGCAATCTTAATGAGGTGTCATCTTCTAAAATTTGGGGGATTTTAGGCGTAACATTATTATTCGCCTCTTGAATGACTTGTCTTTTCACATTGTAATTGGCGGCAATTACATCTAAATCTGAACCGCTTGCATAGGCTAACATTGTGGCTTTTGCCGCGTTATTGATGCGGTTTCTTTCCATCAACTGTAAGTAAACCACTTCTTGTAATAATTTCGTGATAGGTTCACTTTCTAAACTTAATCGTGCTTGCCAAAATGCCCTTTCATCTTGTGGGAAAAGCGCGATAAATTCAGCTTTTCTGTCTGCGAGCAAACTTTCAAAATCTAAATCTTCTAGCACTTTCGGTGCATCTAGTTTTGATAAATCCACTAATTCGCTCATTGTTTATGTCCTAAAAATAGTTTTTCGTTGTGCATTTCTTGGTTATCTTTACGACTGCGTGCGACATAACTTGCCACAATGCCACCTTCAACCAATTCAGGTTTAAATTGTGTGATCTGTACTCGAGGTTCCCAACGATTAATCGCAGTGACGGCACAAGCCGCCAGTTGTAATAACAATGTATGACTAATTGGGCGGTCTATTAGCAGGGGAATTAAACTGCCATATTCACGCCGCTGAATACGTGAACCAACTGGCGTTAGCAAAATATCGGCAATGGATTGTTTAATATGATCGCTTTCGTTTTTTAATGTTTCGCCAGTGTATCGATTCATGCTATGCCTTTGCGTTAGAGGTTCGTTGGCCATCGCCTTGTTCAACGTGCACGTGGTTTTGTAAACTAATTGAGCCACCTTTAATATCACCGCTTGCGGTCACGCTGCCTTGCGTGCTGATATTGCCTTTTGTGGTGCTTGTGCCTGTGGTTGATAAAGAGCCGTCAATATTCACATTGCCTTTGATATTGATTGTGGGGCAGTCAATATCAATTTGATTCGCGGCAGTAATACTGGCGGTTTTGATGCCTGTCACAACCAATGCACCACTTGATTGGTTGTAAGTGATTTTGGCACCGTCAGCAAATTCAATGACGTGTTCATCGGGCGATTGGCTTGGGCTATTTTGTGTGTAAAGTCCAACTAATATGCAGGCAGTAGTAAATTCACCGCTCACCGATAGCATCACGCATTGTTCGCCCACCGTCGGCGGCGACCAAGTTTTAGTTGTACCCGCTCGAAATGTAACGAAGGGTAAAAAATCCGTCAGAATGTCACCGCTCTTTACGCGAGCGCGTGCAGTGGCGTGATTCACTTCAGCGATTACCCCAAAGCGGATAATGTTGTCTAGTTTTCGTTGTAATTCAGCAGACATAGGCATTCACAGTTAAAGAAAATACCTTATTGTTGGCAATATTGTGCGGTGTGGCGAGTGTGGGAGTGTGTGGAATAGTAGGTAACAAAAAAGGGCTTTCGCCCTTTGATTATGCTCTGTCAATGATTGGGTTTGGAGTGTCCCATTCGCGTGGGAACGGTTCGTGTTGTGGAGAAAAAGCGATAATCACGATATGTTCATCTGATATTTTTTGATAATGAATTACAGGTCCTGATGTTTCTCCATTCAAATTTATTTTTAGCCCACTCATAGGACAATATCTAGATCCTTTATTGTAAGGGCCGCAGTGATAATGCCATATTTCGTTTTGTTGATAAACCTCTGTATTTGGAATGTCATTGAGATTATCATCAAGCCAAGATGGTTTATTTTTACCTCTTAATAGTTTCCCTTGTTTAATGGATTGCATAAAATCAAAGATGAGCTGCAATTCTTCATCTGACATGGCTTGAATGTCTTTAAAAAAGGGCGTGTTTAAACGCCCTTCTTGAAATTGTTTCGATAACTCAATCTTCATTTGTTATCCTACATCATCACTGCTTTTTTAAAATCATCAAAAGAATGTGATGATTTGTAGGTGTACCCTGCATCTTCAGATTTGCGATAAAGGCGTGATAACACTACTTCATCTGATTGTTGCTTGTATTTTTCTGATTTCATCATATTGCAAAGCGTGTGCATTTTATTGCTGAATGATTGTAGCGTTGTTGATAATTCTGGAGTTTTATTATTGGCCATAATATTGTTAGCTAGATCATCATATTTATTAATTTTGCTTTCTAGTCTCAGAACGTCACTTAAATCAATATAGCTTAATGATTCTGCCGTAATTGACGCAATAACAAAATCAGTGATAGCAGAAACAGCTTTCACCATATCAATAATCTTTTCTATGTCTTGTTGATTGATCGATTTGTTTTCATCTGTTTGAATACTGAAAATATTGACTGTGTGTGTAGTGTGACGAACAGGATGATTTATCGCCAATGGCGCAATAAATAACGCAGACATTGCCACGGTTTTTAATTGCTTAAAAATTGGCGCAAAACTTTCAAAAATAGGATTTAATGATAGATTTGTCATAAGTCACCAAAGAATAAAAGTTTGCGAAGTTTACAACTTTTTGAAGAAATATAAAACTATTTTCTACAATGTGCAACAAAAAAGGGCTTTCGCCCTTTGATTATGCTCTGTCCCACATTGAACTTCTTGCTCTTGCTTGGCGTTGGTTTTCAATGCGTTGCATTTCTTTTGCTACTTGTTGTGCAATGGTGCGTTCGTCCATGCCTTGTGCGGCATGGATGGTGATATTTACGCTCATTGGTTGGCTGGTTTGCGTCATCATTGGACGAGCGGAAATTGGTGCACGAGTATCAACTTGCACAGGGGCGGCAGTTGCAACGCTGATCCCCAATCCGCCCGCAATCAGTGCTCGTTTGCCGTAATTAAGGGCGTTGAGCGTATTTACACCAAGGCGTGATGTGGCTTCTTTGGTCATCACGTATTCGCCACCGTGGAATATCCCTTTGGGTTCAAACTTACCGCCATTTCCTGCGTAGCCGCCTGACCATTTGTTAATATTCGGTATGTTGTTTCCTGCATTGTTTGTGATATCTGCAACATTCTGTTTTGTTTGTTCGATTTGTTTTTCAGTATCTTTAGAAAACCCGAGTTTTTCTTTGATCCAGTCCACAGTACTGCTAATAGCGTGTTGTACATTTTTAAAACTTTCAAGTACGCCATCTTTAAGTTTGTTCATCATATTAGAACCGAAGTTTTTTGCTGTATCGGTAATGCCTTCCCATTTTTCACGGAAAAACTCCCCAACTGAATTTGTGATTTCTCCCACTTTGGCACTTAATACGTTCCATTTTTCTGTAACGGAATTAACAATATTTTGCCAAATTTGCCCCGCTTGTTCACTTAACCAGCTCCAGCCCTCAATGAGTTTTGCTTTCACTTCATCCCAATTTTGCCAAAGATACACTAATGCACCAATAATTAAAGCAATCACAGCTAGAATTGGATTGGCTAACATAGCTTTTCCTATACCCAAAATGGCAGTTATAGCAACTTTCCCAACCCATAAAAACGTTGATCCCAATACTTGGAGCACAGGTGCCACTAAGGACAAGGTGAAAAGCAAAGGTGCGAGAGCCATCAATGCCACACCAGCTATGGCGGTAAACTTAACTATTGTAGCGATTGCACCTTTGTTTTGGGATGCAAATTGAGCCAACCATTTGACTGCTTCAAATACGGTTTTACCAAAATCCCACAATCCTTGAATCACTTCATTGATCACTGTGCCAATATCTTTCGCCCATTTTTTTAACTCACCATTCTGTTCAAGTTCATCAAATTTCTTTAAAAGAAATTGCAGTTTATCTTTAATCCAATCAAATGCGCCATTTTCCATTATTTTCATTTGGAAACTTGCCCATACGTCATCAAGTTTTGCCCAAATACCTAAAAGCGTTTTTGATTGTTTTTCCATTGCGCCAGAATATTTTTCATTCCAAATACGTTTGAGCGTTTCTTCAATTTGTTTTCGGTTGTTTTTATCGACACGTGCAGATTGTTGTTTGCCATTTTTATCCGTGTAAGTATATTCGATAAATTTTGTTCCTTTTATTGCACTACCTTTAATCCCAAATTCTTTCAAGCGTTCATTTTCACCTGTTACGGCATCGGCAATCGCCTCTACTGCTTGCATAACTGGTTTTCCCATTGCAGAAGCTGTATCGCCTAATGTTTGCAGTAATCCGTTTGTAGGATCCATGCCGTAAGCGCGCAAACGCACAAAGGCTTCCATTGCTTCATCAAGGTTGGCTGGAGTATCTACGGCAAATTTTTTCACCCAATCAAAACTTTTCTTGGCTTTTTCTGAACTGCCTTCTGTTACCTCTAAAACAGACTGAAATTGCTCAAATTTACCAGCAACTTGTGCCATTCCTACGACACCTCGACCCATTGATATGATCGGTTGGATTATTTGTTGTCCGCCAATAGATGCTTGTACCCCTACGCCTGCAATGTTTTGTCCAGTATTTAATGCAGATGATATTGGAGCTTTAATACGAGCAAATCTTGCTTGTGCTCGTTCAACTAAAGCAAGCATACGCTGATGTTTTGCTAATTTATTATTTGCTTTTTCAATATCTGCCGATAGTTGTTTTTCACTTTGCGCAAAGTGCTTGGTGCTAAATCCCGCTTTGTGTAGTTGTTCTTGTATTTTTTTTAGTTGTTCTACATGGTGTTTATATTCTTTATTGATCTTGTTAATTGTTTCTTTCTCGCCATCAAGGGCTTTTGTTGTGCTTTTTACGGCTTGTTCAGTAGCTTTGCGTTCTGACTTTAACTTTTTAATCTGTTCGTTTGAATCTTTTATTGCCTTCTTTTGTGTTTCAATTTGTCGGGCAATACTGGAACGTGCATCATTAAAGCTTTTAAACCCCATGCCTTTGGCAAGAGGAATAGACATATTGTTATAAACCGATTTTAAGCGTATGACTTCTTCTTTGTGTTTATTGAGTTGTTGTGTCGCATTGCCTAGTTTCCCTGTAATGCTGTTAAATTTAGCCGTATTTGAATCCACGGCACTTTGTAATTGTTTGCTGTTTGCTTTTGCAGTATCTAGTGCTTTGGCATAGCTATTTGTTTCGTTACGCAGTGCTTTAAATTTTTCAGCTAAATTTTTAGTTTTATCCAATCCGCTTAATGCTTTTTGAGCATGTTTCACTTTTTCAGCTAATGCTTCCGCTCTACCTGCTATCGCCTTAATTGGTGCGGTTGCTTTATCTACTGAATTTAGGATAATTTGAATTTGTAAATTATTCATTTTTTCGCCTTATTTTTATTGACAAATAAACGTATGATTGCTAATAATGAAGAAAGAGAATAAGGAGCGGATATGAAAAACAAAAGAACATCTCGCACGTTGATCATGCTAAACATTGCTATGTGGAGCCTTGTTATTATTTCCACCTGTTTACATTATCAATTTAATCCTTTTTCATTTATCTGGTTTGATGTTATCGCACCAGTTGGTCATTTTTTTGCAGTCGTTTTTTCTGCTTTATCTAGTTTTACTGTTTCAATGTATGAACTTTTTAAACCAGAAACATTTTGGGGGTGGGTATGGTTTGTAATGTTTGTCGTGCCAATCATTTGTTTGCCTCTTTATGTGGTTTTATTGGTATTGTTTGCTGGTAAACTTTCACATCATGATACGGTGGTTCCACCTTCTTATTTAAAGTAATTAGCTTTTGCTAATTTGTTCTATCACCAATTCATTCAGCATTGATAAATCCTGTTCTGAAATGCCCAATAGTTCCCGTTGGGCGTATCTCACTTTAAAATCCTTTTCTTTTGATGGTCGTGCCGTTAAACCATATTGATGCACTGCGAACTGGAGCAGACATTTTATTAATGGCATTTAATAAGACGGTAAGTTGTAAATTATTCATTTTTATTCACTTTCCTATTGACAAGATTAATTATTTAGCTCAATAATCAAGTAAGCAAAGGGGGAAATATGATTGCAATACTTTCATTATTTATTCTGTCTGTTGGCTTACTTGGGCTTGCAATTGGTTTTGGTGTAATTGCATTGCCTTGGTTAGTTTCCGGCATTATTGCCGCGCCTGTTCTGTTTCTTTATATGTTGATGATGGGGTCGGTGCTTTGGCTTGCTGAAATCAACTTTTTCCTTGGTGTTGCAGCACTTGCAGTGTATTGCTATTGGATTCACATTATTCGCAAGCACATCAAATTAAAATCACAATCTAAAGACTTAATTGCTCAATAATTAAGTTTTCAATCAACTCCACGTCACTTTCCGAAAAGCCCAGTAATTCACGCTGGGCATATTGCACTTTGAAATCTTTATTGTTAGATGGTCGTGCCGTTAAACCATATTGATGCACTGCAGCAATGGCGGCACTTGAGCCATTAAAACCCACTGAAACTTCGTTACCATTTGACCGCACTTTTAAATGACGGGCGGTGCGGAGTTTGGCGAACATGGCTTTGCGTTTGATTCGCCCTTTCTTTTTGCCAAATTCTTTACGTGGTTTTCTCGGTTCAAAGGCTGAACCATCGGGATTTTGTTGGCGTGCAATTCGGTTCGATTGGCTTTTTCGTAAGGCTTGCCCGATTTTTCGCCCAAGCTGTCTGCGAGCCTGTGGAGAAAGATTGGCAATAAGTGCGGTCAATTTTGCCTGAACTTCTTCGACTGTTGCCATTAGACGATATCCCCCTCAAAAATTGGCGAATCCCTGTTTTCCAAATAGACTTTTACGTGAGTTGGTTCATCCCATACGGGTTCTTTTGCATAATGGATCTGCACGTGATTCCCGTCTTTTTTCGACACGACACGTTCAGTAAGTTGGATTTCGAAGCTAATATCTGCAGTGTTGTTATTGTTGTAATCCACCTGGAATTTAAATGCATTCTCTCGAATTTGTGGATTTTCGAATATTTCAGGTTGATTTGTGCGGAGATAAGCCATCATTGGCACAATCAAGGTGGCAATATCGCCTGCATAATCAGTCACCACGACATTGAGTGTGTAACGATATTCAAAACTAAATGATGCAGCACCCGTTGCGACGATTTGCCCACCGTCCACATAAAGTTGTAGATGGTCGGGATTTTTTACAAAATCGGGATGGCTTTGTTCAAGGATTTTACGCAGTTGGTTGGTTTTTTTCATTTTCGAAAATTCCGTTGTTGTATTTCAAATCTTTGTTGGCAAGTCACGCAACGTGTTACGCCTTGAATCATTTGTCTGCGCTTTTCTGGGATGGGGGCATCACAATCTTCACAATAAAGGCGACTTACTGCTTTAAAAGTGCGGTGTTTTTTCAGGGCGATTTCACGTTGCATTTCTTCAAGCTGCTGTGCTCGGTCGAATTGATCTGTCATGGCTGTTCCTTTTTATTAAATTCATCCATGCATTTTTTTAAACTTGAGTTCTCGATAATGCACAAATCAAGGTGGTGTTGTGTCTGTAAATAGGCTTCGGCTAATTCGCCATTGGTGCGAATTTGTGGCGAATACGCACTGCACTCTGTGGTTTGCGGACAAAGAATCGGCGATTTAATGATTTCCTGCTGAGTTGAGCAGGCGTTTAACATCATCAGGCAAAGGGCGGTTAGCCCAATCTTGGTTTGATTTAAGTACATTTTTTAAATCCTGTGTTTGTTGATTTTGGTTTGCTTTGAGGTTGTTTACGGCTTGGATTAGCTGTGCTTGCTGTTCGGCAAAATTTTGAACGCTATGATTTAACTCAATGTAAGAATTTTGCCATTTCAGTTTTAGCTGTTCTTCTTTGAGCATTTCTTTTCGCCAATAATTCGCCTCAAATCCCAGAAACATAATCAAAAGTACAAGCAATATTGGCCCGATAAGTAAAATGCTTCTTTCTTTCGCGGTTAAGAAATTAAACATAGGGCTTTCTCCTTTTGTCGGCGTTCAATCAATCCTTTTAATGGTTTTCCTGCGGCATAAATCCAACGCTCAAACTGACCGCACATAGCTTTGCTGTAGCCTTGGCGTGCCATTTTAAAAAGTGAGCTATTTTTTAATTTGCCGCATCCAACATTAAATGTAATGGAGACTAAGGCATCAAATGCACCTTGTGGCATAGTTTGCCCGTTGGCGTATTGATTAACGCATTTTTCTGATTGTTTAATGCCTTTTACGTATAACTCTGCGATTTCTTGTAAGCTGTAAATTTTATTGCGGTCAATTTTTTCAACGGTATCGGTTATGCCTATGCCGACTGTTAAAACATCGGCAGGGCATTGATAGGGCTTTTTCATACAACCTTCTGCATTGCCAATCAGTAACAAGCCTTTTTCGGATGTTCGAATGTCATTTCCATAAGTGGCAATCACCAGTCCAACAACGGCGGATATGGCGCAGATGTATTTAGCTGAACGTTTAATCATGATGATGGCTCCGTTGTTTAAGTTCTTTTTCTTTTAATTCAAAGTCTTTTTTCTTGTAATACCAATTCACAAGAAAGGTGGCGACACCAATCACAATACCTGTAATCGATGCGACATCAGCCCAATTTACATTTGAGAACATATCGGCAATGCGTCCAATTAAGAAAGCGAATATTCCTGATGTGTAAGACGCTCTTGATGGTGTGTCGTGCATATCAGCTCCAAAGTTGAATTGTGTCATTTGCCACACTGATTTTTTCTGTATCGGCTTCTGGCAAATTGACTACCGTACCAATGGGAATAATGGGCTTATCCATTAAATGTGGATTGAGTTCGCAGGTTATTTCGAGTAAGCCTTCACTCCGTCCAAAATGGCGATAAAGAATGGCGTCTAAATTGTCATTTTGTTGTGCGTAAACTTGCATTAGATTAACTCCGCATCGACGCGTTTTCTGCCCAATATGTCGCTAATCGCAAAGCGAGCATCACGGCGTAATTCATCTATGCTGTCTTTGAGTTGTGCCATTTTCTTTTCGCCATCATTGGTGCTGTCATAGCTTGCATAGCGTTCATAAAGGTTTGCTAGTGCCAAGCAACTTACCGCACGTTTATAGCGATAAATCAGCACGCTTTCGCCATTGATGGAGGGGGCAGTGATCTGTTCTAAACTGTCGCGTTTGCTTTGCGTTTTAAACGTGGAGAGTTCTGCATTGACGCTTGCCATGCCCTCAATCAAGGCATCTTGTAAACGTTGTGTGGTAATGGTACCGTCTGCACGGTATTGATTACGAAATTGAGAAAGTGACATATCGGGGAAGAAACCATCATTACTGATAATGTCATCTGACGTATCGTCATCATTTAACTGTTGCTGCACTTCGCCCATTTCATAATCGGGGGCAAGTTTGACTGATATTGCGCCGTCGCTCATTGATTTACCCTTATAAAAAAAAGTCGGGTGAGGATTAAATTAAGCACGGCCAATAAATCCGTCAGAATTTGACCGCACTTTTAATCCGCCCGACGGCTGCGTGGTTTGCTCGGTTTATATTCTTTCTTGCTTGTGCAAGAAAGAACCAAAGAACACACCCCGATTAAATCGCTTTTCTGCCCTTTGTTGTCATTTTCTTAAAAATGCCAAGTCGGTCAGGCGATTTAGACGGGGCATTAAAACAACATCAATATTCAGTTGTTGATAATTGTTTTTTTAGTTTCTTGATGTCGCCTTTCACACCAATTTTCTGATCTAAACCCAAAGCACGTTCTAAATATGCCAGTGCTTGTTCAGGGTGCTTTTCCACCAATAACAAGCCCAATTCACGCAATAATCTCGCACGGCTTTCATCAGGCATATCGCAATCGGCGGTGATACGTTGGACTTGCTCTAAGTAAGCCACTTCAAACGGTTTATTGGCGGCTTGTGCGGCTTTGGCTTGGTCGGCAAATTCTTCTGCTAACAAGGTGCCAAGCGTTCGGGTAAATGGCTCGGGCAGACGTAAATCATGAAATACGGCATAATCAGCAATCTGTAAGGCAAGATGATATTCGCCACAGTCAATTGCCCATACGCACCATGTCATTAAGACATTATCTTGTTTACCACTTCCGACAGATAATGCCCCTTCAATCCATGGTAGATAGTCAGGCAAAATTTGCTTTTTAAATGCGGCTTTGCGTTCCGTCGATTGGATGTTTTTTAAATCCTTTCGATGGCGAGCAAGAATACGGCACATTTTGTCATATTCCGTAAAGTCGCTTAGATCTTCGGTTTCTGCCGCATTAGCAATAGCGGCAGAAACTTCCAGAAAATGGCGTTTAGTTGGGCGCATTATTGATTCCGTTATGCAGCCACAGGCGAAATAGGCGCAGGTGCCTCAAGAATGGTGATATTTTTCGCCATGGCGACTGCCTCGTAGTTTTCTACAACATAGGCTTCGTTTGACGATAAATAATCTTCCACACGATTGCGTTCTGGCACATCTTTTAAGTGACGACGCACTTTGCCTTCCTGCACGTAGATTGACAAGTTGTCGAGCGATGTAACTAACACAGTGCCTTTCGGGAAGAATGGCACAGATACGGCTTGTAACCCGCCCACACGTTTTTGGCTAATGACGGTATCGCCTGCCAAAATTTCGCTTGGTTTTTCTTGGTTGATTAATGGGAAATATTTATCGGCTAATAAGTCGCTCCCCATAATGGCAACCAGTTTAGTGTCGTCACGGTATTGTGCTGGGATGAAATCTTCTTTTAATGCAAAGACAAGGGCATCAAGATTTTTATAGGTTTTACCAGCACCGATTTCGATTTTGCCACTGCTTTTTTCAATTTCTTTTAACACACGTGCTTTGGCTTTATCTTCGATTTGGAATAACCAACCCTTATTCACATCTTGCAATAATGGATGTTCTGTGCGGTTTGTGGTTGCGGCTGCACTTGTGCCATTCCAACCGATCATAATACGGTCTAATGCAATGCGTTCTGCTTTGAGTTTGCCCACACGTGCAGCGAAATCAGGGAATTTAGCCCAACTGTCTAAGGTCGCATAATTTAAATGAGTGTCAAAGTTGGTTTGCTCGCAAGAATAGGTGTTTTCTTGCAAGCTGTGAATGTCAGTGGTCTCACGTGCTTTGGTGTTGGTGTCGGTGCGACTTGCCACTGGTGAAAGCACACCTAAACGCAATGCAGAACCTTTCATTTCTTGCACCATCACTACATTGATGCGTTTCAAGAAATCAGAACTTTCAAGCACAGCATTTTCTAATTTTTGTTGGATAGTTGGCTCAACGGTAAACTGACCGCCATTCGCAACGAATGCCACATCTTCGCCGTTATCTGCTGCAACACCAGAAAGGTAAGCATTAAATTTTTGTTTGGTAAATTTATTCATTTGGTTTTTTCCTAAGATAAATTAAAAGAAGCGGCCGTCAGTTTCAGGTTGTTCACCGTAAACTAAAGGGCGAGGATTTTCGGGTTCAACAGGCTTTTTGAGTTCTGCAAAGGTTGCTTGGATTTCTGCATTACCTGCTTTCATTTCTTCGATTGCGGCTTTTTGTTTGGCTAAATCGTCAGAAAGTGCGGTCAATTTTTCCAATGTTTCTTTGGTTTGTTCCGCTAAAAGCTCAATGGCTTGTGTTTGATCAGAAAAGCGTTCATCGTCTGATTTTTCTTTTTTCGCAAACAAACCTTTGATTTTTTCAAAGATGCTTTGTGTTTCTTCCACAAATTCCAATTCGGTTTCAATCGCGGCAGTGAAGAGGTTATCTGATTTTTCTTTGCGGTTATTAAGTGGATTTGTGCTTGCACCAGCAGAAAAGACCAACATTTCGGTACCAAGGCTTGCTGGATTATCAGTTACAGCTAAACCAACTAAGTAAGCCTCGCCAGTGTCAGCAAAATTCGGATCACACTCAATAGAGGTGTAGATTTTTTGACGGTCTTTATTCAGTTTGATTAAATCGTCTGTTGGGTCGATTTTAGCTAATAACTGCAATTTACCTTCTTCGGTTTCTTCTGTTTTTAAGGCTAAAACATCGCCATAGCATTTTGAATGAGGTTCATCTTTCCACATCAAGCGGAATTTGATGTGTTCAAGGTTGATGCGCGCCCCGTATTTTTTTGGATCATAATTTGCCGCCATTTGTTCAATCCAAGTGCGATTGATTGAGCGACCATCTGTAGTTGCCCCTTCCGTTGCGACTACAAACCATTTTGAAGTTTTTGCCATTGCTTATCCTTTGTTTGGTTTGATTCAAAGATTGCCATTATTCTGAAAGGTTTAATTTTGGTGGTCTATGAGTTGCTTTTGTTGTATGCCGATTCACAGAGCAAGCGGAAAGACTAACATTCGCCCCCTTTCTATTATGCGGTTGTAAATAGAAAGGATTAGGAATGGACGAACAAGTTATTAATCAACCTTCACTCGAAGTGACGGCGGAAATCAAACGTAAAGCACAGCAGATGTATTTTAGTGGTTATAAAATCGCTGAAATTTCACGCCAGTTAAATATTCCTGCCTCAACAATTACCAGTTGGAAAGACAGGGAAAAGTGGGACGATATTGCGCCTGTTGGTCGGGTTGAATTAGCCCTTGAGACAAGATTGAATTTGCTGATTGCGAAAGAAGAAAAGAGCGGTTCAGATTACAAAGAAATTGATTTGCTCGGTCGCCAAATGGAAAGAATGGCGAGAGTGAAAAAGTATTCTTTTGGCGATGGTAACGAAGTAGATTTAAATCCGAAACTGGCGAACCGCAACAAGGGCGAACGGAAGAAAGCCGAACCCAATGCCATTGATCAGGAACAAGAGGAATTGCTGATTAATGGCTTTCTTGATGGGATGTTTAATTATCAGCGAATTTGGCACAAGGCGAAAGAACACCGAATCAGAAATATTTTAAAAAGCCGACAAATCGGGGCGACTTACTATTTTGCCCACGAAGCCTTTATTGATGCCTTGACGACGGGGCATAATCAAATTTTTCTTTCTGCCAGTAAAAAACAAGCCTTACAGTTTCGCTCGTACATTGTGAATTACGCCAAGCAAACGGCAGATGTAGATTTAAAAGGCGAAACCATCAAATTGCCAAATGGGGCAGAATTGATTTTCCTTGGCACGAACTCCGCTACGGCTCAATCCTACCACGGCAATTTGTATTTCGATGAAGTGTTTTGGGTGCCTAAATTTGATGTGATGCGGAAAGTGGCCTCTGGTATGGCAGCACAGAAAATGTATCGTCAGACTTATTTTTCAACGCCAACCACAATTGCACACCCTGCTTATGCGTTCTTTTCAGGCAAGGCGTTTAATCGCAATCGTGCGAAATCAGAAAAAATCGAAATCGATATTTCTCACGAAAACTTAAAAAGCGGAAAACTTTGTGCCGACCGTCAATGGAAGCAGATTGTGAGTATTTATGATGCAATGGAAGGTGGGTGCAATCTATTCAACATTGACGACCTAATCGCAGAAAACAGCAAAGAAGAATTTGAACAATTGTTTTTGTGTCAATTTGCCGATGATAACAGTTCTGCTTTCAAGTTTTCCGATTTACAACTTTGCCAAGTAGATAGCTTGGAAGAATGGCACGATTATAAGCCATTTTATCAACGTCCATTCGGCAATCGTGAAGTGTGGTTAGGTTATGACCCTGCTTTTACTGGCGACCGTGCAGCATTAGTGATTGTTGCACCGCCGAAAGTGGAAGGGGGAGATTATCGCGTTTTACATAAACAAACTTTTCACGGTATGGATTACGAAACACAAGCAAGCCGCATTAAGCAGTTTTGTGATGATTATAATGTAACTCGCATTGTGATTGATAAAACGGGTATGGGATCGGGCGTTTACCAGGAAGTGAGAAAGTTTTATCCAATGGTGCAGGGCTTAGAGTATAACGCCGATCTTAAAAATGAAATGGTGTTAAAAACACAAAACTTAATTCAGAAACGTCGCCTTAAATTTGATAGTGGTGACAATGACATCGTGAGTAGTTTTATGACAGTGAAAAAACGCATTACTGGCACAGGGAAAATTACTTATGTTTCGGATCGTTCGGAAGATGCAAGCCACGGCGATTTATCATGGGCGATTATGAACTGCATTTTAAATGTGCCTTATGGTTTAGGCGGCGATGTATCAAGCAACAAATCAACAATATTTACCTTTGAATAGGATAGCCCAATGAGCAAAAACACAAAAAAATCCACCGCACTTTCTACGGGAAATCAAGCACAGGCATTTAGCTTTGGAGAGCCTATTCCAGTGATTGACCGTGCAGAAGTACTGAATTATTTCGAAAGCGTGTTGATGTATGAAAAATATTACAATCCGCCAATTAATTTAAGCTATTTGGCTAAAGCCTTAAATGCCTCAGCCCATCACAACAGTGCGATCACGGTGAAGAAAAACATTTTACTTTCAACGTGCAAAACAACCGCACTTTTACCTCGTACCCAATTAGAAAAACTGGTGCAAGATTACTTGGTCTTTGGCAATGCTTATATTGAGAAAACTGTAAATTCCTTTGGAAAGGTTGTCTCGTTAAAATCTCCTCTTGCTAAATATATGCGCGTCGGTGTTGAAACAGGCGTGTTTTATCAGATTGTGAATGGTTTTGATGAATATGAATTTAAAAAAGGTTCTGTCTTTAACTTGATTAATCCCGATGTGAATCAAGAGATTTATGGTGTGCCAGAATATCTCGCGGCTTTACAATCGGCTTTTTTAAATGAAAGTGCCACATTGTTCCGCCGTAAATATTATCTGAATGGCGCACATGCTGGGTCAATCATTTATATGACTGACCCAACACAGAACCAAGACGATATTGAAGCAATCAAAACGCAAATCAGACAAACAAAAGGCACTGGCAACTTTAAAAATTTATTTGTGTATATCCCAAATGGTAAGAAAGATGGAATGCAAGTTATTCCATTGTCTGATGCTATTGCCAAAGATGACTTCCTAAATATTAAGAACGCAAGCCGTGATGATGTGTTAGCCGCGCACCGTGTGCCACCTCAATTAATGGGGATTGTGCCGAATAATACAGGCGGCTTTGGTGACGTTGAAAAGGCAACGCGAGTGTTTTTTATCAATGAGATAATCCCATTGCAAGAACGATTGAAAGAGATTAATAGTTGGGTAGGGGAAGAAGTGATCACATTCTCCGATTACAAATTGCTAAATTAGATCCTTTCAAAAATAAACAGGCCGCAGAAATGCGGTTTTTTTATTGCTAAAAGAGCTGTTTTTGTCCTGTATAGTATTAGCACTGCCCCAGTGTATTATATCAAATCAATCAATATGACAAATCTTAAATCCTTATTTCAGCCCGATTTTTCGCCCAATTGTACGCATGAAAAATCGCAGTCAAACCCTCGCCACGCCCGCACACTAAAGATGTCGATTTCAACGCAATTTTAGATCCTTTGCAAAGCCTTTTCAGTAATAGCACCTTTCGGATCCTGCACTTCAGATCTTTTAACGCAAACAAACGCAAGTAAATGCAAATTTTGATGATATAATCATTGTCCCTAAAAGGCAAAAGATCATCTGAATTGGCGTCTTGTTTTTTATGGTAGGAAGCTTGGTAGTAAGCTATTTTTAACTATTTAATATATCTTTTAAAAACAAAATGATATTTATCTAGATCAGCTTCCCCCAGCAACGCTAAGCCATTGATTCTAATATGATCAAATTGATTAATCCAATGTCACAATGTTCTGCTGGCAAGTTGAAAATGCCTGCAGGGAAATCAACAATTTTTACTATTTTGAAGATAAAACTCGATGACTTGTTGCTTGAAAAAAAATTGTATTTGGTCATAAAAAATCTGCACCTTAGTTGGTTGTTTAATCCAACTTTTGGAGTGCAGATCAAAAGTGCGGCCAATTTTTTTAGAATTCTTTTGAAATTAAACTTTCGGCTAATTGCAAATCAAGTGTGGAATCAATATCAATGGAACGATAAGTTGGCATTAAATAAAAACGCATTGGCACGATAAAAAAGCGTTTTTCTTCAAAGAGACTTTCGATGTCATTAATATAAATTGCGCCATTTGCACGATAAGATTTGGGTAATTTTTGGCGAGGGGCTTCAAAATCCGTTAATTCGTGGATAGGCTGAACTTCGGTGCCTTCTAAAGTGAAGGATTTATAAGGATGATGCTCACATTCGCAAGCTGAAACCACGGATTTATATTTTCCACCAAGGAAAATTTCCATTGCATTACGAATATCTAAAGCATTACGCAATGGGCTGGTTGGTTGCAAAAGTACAGCGGTGCCTTGTGAAATATTAAGTGTTTCTAAGCAATGCAAAATCGCATCAATGGTGCGTGTATCACTTTGCGCCAAACTTTCAGGGCGTGCCACTGGTTTTGCGCCGTATTTTGTGGCCTCTTTTAAAATATTTTCGCCATCTGATGTCACCACAATTTGATCAAACATACCCGATTCTTGCGCTGCCAAAATCGCACGCCCCACCAAAGAAACGCCCCCCACAAGCTGTAAATTCTTGTCTTTAATTCCTTTAGAACCTGCTCTCGCAGGAATAATTGCAATTCTTGTCAT